GATATGCCGCGCAGTAGTGGCGGCATTGTGGGCGCTACGTTTATGCAGCTCTTGGTGCGCACCCTACCCCCTGCCATTAGCAACTGGGCGCGGATGGGGTACGTGCGTGATGTGCATTACATTATTGGCAGAGAGCCTGATGAAAAGTGGAAACGAATGTGGAACTGGCAGGGGCCTCGCACGATGCCCTTGGATAGCAAGTATGCCATTTATTGGTTTAATGGCAGCAGTCAGGTGCTTATCAGCCAAGACCGTGTGGGCAGCAGCAACGGTTTAAGCCTGGCATACATTGGGGGCGATGAGGCCAAGTTGCTAAACAAAGAGCGCCTTGATGATGAGATTATGCCAACGCTGCGCGGAGATAGGAGTTACTTCGGGCACCTGAGCTGCTACCGCAGCAAGATGTTTTTAACGGATATGCCCACGGCCAGTAAAAGCAAGTGGATTTTAGAGAAAGAAGGGGACATGGACCGCAAACAGGTGAAGCTGATCATGGAGCTGCAGCTGCACATCAACATCTTAAAGAAAGAGCTAAACCGGCCAATGAGTGATGATTACCGGTATAAGCAGCTTAACCGGATTGCGAAGCTAGAGGCACAGCTAAACAAACTGCGCCAAGGCAGTATTTACTATGCTGAGGCCAGTGTTATGGATAACATTGATGTGCTTGGTATCGAGTTCTTAAACGATATGCGCAGGCAGTTAAGCCCTGCTAAGTTTGATGCCAGCATAATGAACAAACGCACCAGCCGTGTAGAGGGCGGGTTTTATCAATTAATTGATACCGATAAGCACGGCCAAGAGTGGGTTGATTACAGCTGGGCAGATAGTATTGATTATGATTTTGACCAGCTGCAAGTGCCTGATTGCCGCAAAGATGGAGGTATGCTGCACAAGGCGCCACTTGATGTGGCCTTTGACTATGGTGCGCAGATAAACTGCATGGTTGTTGGGCAAGAGGTAGGCAATGAGTTCAGGGTGTTTAATAGCCTGTATGTGCTGCACCCTCAGCTTATTACTGATGTAGTAGATAAGTTCTGTAAGTACTACGCCCACTACCCCACTAAGGAGGTTAACTACTACTATGATCACACAGCCATTGCGGCCAGCGGTATTACTGATTTCACCTATCGCAGCCAAGTGGTAGAGGCCTTTGAGCGCCATAAATGGACGGTTAATGAGATATACTGCGGCCAAGCGCCAACGCACGACCGCAAGTATGAGTTCTGGGGGGTTCTGCTGCAAGAGAATGACAGCAGGATGCCAGCCTTTAGGTACCACCGCGTTAACTGCGAAAAGCTTGAGACTTCAATGCTAGGGGCTGGCCTAAAGCAAACACCCAAAGGCTTTGAAAAAGATAAGTCACCAGAGCGTGACCCTGACCAGGCACAAGAAGATGCCACTCACCTATCTGATGCAATGGACACGCTAATGTTCTTCAAATATCACAAGGCTTATGGCATAGAGTTGCCGTTCATAGCCACCATGCACATCTAGATCCTTTCACTCGGAGACCCCCATGAATGGGGGCCGCCTCAATCAAGGGGGCGCGGCCGCGCGCGCTCATATATCCCTTTCTCTTTCGCAGGAAATTAAGCCTTTTCGGTTGGGGCAGCCGCTTGGGTCAATGCGTGATAAAAGAAAATTTGTTGTGCAAATTTTTTTTACCCGCTTTGGCCATTGGTTTTTATATGATTTTTTGGGTGTTTTTTTGGGTAAAAATATACTCATATTGAGTATATTTTGTGTATTAGAGTATTGATTTTTAAATACTTACATTATGGAAACAGTAAAAAAGTTGGTAGGCGATACCACGAAAAAAACAGCCGAAAAAGCACCCGAGACGGGCGCAAAAAATCTCTTGAAGGAGATTAGCCGTTTTAACAGAATGGCGCAACTGGTGCGAGTGCGCGCGCGGTTTTTAGAAACGCTTGACGTTTTGCAGGGCACGGAGTTTAAGAACTCTGCCGACCTTGAAAACTTTGAAAACGCCAAGGATTTTAAACTAATACTCAAGCAGGGCTATAACACGGAGGTGTTGAGCGTGAGCAATGAGTTTATTCTGCAGGAGTTTAAAGAGTTTATGACGGCAAAAATTACGGGCAAGATTGCCGGTATTGATGCTGAAATTTTAGCGGATTAAAAAAGAAAAGCCCCCGGAATGTTGACGCATTGCGGGGGCTTGTTTATGAAAACAGTAATACTAAAAAAGAGATGAGCAAGGTAATAATAATAGACCAAACACACTATACTAAAAGTGGAAGTATAGCGGAACGCACGCAGAAAGAGCTTGCACAAAAAGGCTACAGCCATATTTGGAACGCCACCGATTTTTTACACCACTACAACCAGGCGAAGCAACAAGCCAGGAAGCAGCGCACGACTTTACATTTTGGCTGGGCTGCCCTAGAAGCGGTAAAAATGATGTGTTGTGGGGCTGTCCTTTAATGTGGTTGGGGTGGTAAGCATCTTTGGCTTATAGAATTGCTGCATGTATGCCGATGCCTTTGAATGAAGCTATCCCTTTAATGAACCGGAAGAATGCCGAGGGCAAGCCTGCGGCTTTTCATGTGGTGTTTTTTACGCAGGATGGTAAGCGTGTAGAGTTGCCCAGTGCGGTGCGCTGCAGCTTGCCCCCTACGCTGCGCGGCAACCGTGAGTTTATTGGCATACGGCCCAACATTAAGGGGAGGCATGATTATGCTGTGCATCAAAAATTGATTACTGAGTTGAACAAAATACCCGTGGTTTACTGATGGAAGAGCTTGGCAGGGATAGTAGTGGCAATGTGATTTTTGCAGGACACCGAGCAATCGTAACCACGAATGTGGGTGGCGGTGCTACACCTACGCAACAGATTAATCCGAAGGAATTAAAAACGAAACCGTGGAGCTTTTGGGGCACGCGGACTAACCTTTACCCACAGGAGGTTTTGGAGCAGATTGCTGCGGTTAGTTTGGTGGAGCCTATACTTGACTGGAAGGCGCGTGCTTTGTATGGTGGCGGCCTTGCGTATGGCTTGACTATTATTGATGCGGATGGCACGGAGCGCTTTGTGCGGATGTTTGACCCTGAAATTGAGGCATGGCTTGAGGATACGGACATCATGGCGTACATTATGGAGGCCAGCGCGTATTTCTATAATTTTTACAACATCTTCCCAGAGATGGTGCAGAGCATAAACGGTAAGCGCATTGCTTACTTGAGTTGCCTTGAAACCACGGATGTGCGCTATAAGCGCAGGGAAGAAAGCGGCAAAAACAAGGGGTTGATTACGCATGCGTATGTTAATCCGGATTGGAAACTGATACAGGCTGAGCGTGATATGCTCAAGCTGAAAGTGTTGAACACGCGCACCAGCCCATTGGCGCAGGTTAGCGAGTGGAAGAATGAGAAATTTATTTATCCGGTGAGCTACCCTAGCCCCGGACGGAGCTACTACCAAAAAGCCCCGTGGCATGTGTTGCTAAGCACATGGCTGCCCATCGCGAAGCGCATCCCTGAATTTAAAAAGGCGCTGCTGGATAATCAGATGAGCATCAAATATTTAATAACGGTGCCGGATTGGTGGTGGGATTGGAAATATCCTGGCTTTAACAAAAAAGCAGAAGCGGAGCGCGTGGAGCTTATCAAAACTGAAGTGACCTCGTTTAACGATTTTATGACGGGTGCTGAAAAGGCTGGCAAGAGCTTGATGATGGTGAGCAAGACGGATGATAATCAGCATAAATACAAGGACTGGAAGATTGAGGTGCTGGATGATAAGTTTAAGAATGGCATCTATTTAGAGGATAGCCAAGAGGCGGATGCGCACATTTATAAAAATTTGAATGTTGACCCTACCCTGTTTGGGGCGGGTGCCGGCAAGAATAGCCAAAGCAGTGGATCAGGCTCTGATAAAAGAGTGGCATGGAACAACTACATAATTATGGCCAAACCCCACCAGGATATCATCCTGAAACCGCTGCATTTTATTGCCAAGTATAACGGGTGGGCTGACAGGCTTACCAAAGGGGTTGCGAATAGCAAATTCTGCTTTCAGTTTAAAAATTACATGATTGCGAAACTAGATTCTGGAAACGAAACGACCGATGCCAACACTAATCAAAACTAACCCCGAACTGAAGGCCCATGTTACGGTTAGCACGGGGCTTGATATTGCAACCATCAATCCGTTTTTAAGCAATAGCGAGGCTGAGCGGGAGGTTATACGGGTGCTTGGCCAGCAGATTTATAGCGATTTGCTTGCTGCTTATACGGCCAACACCATGACTGCCCCCCAAGCGGCCTTGCTGCCTTATGTGCAGAAGCCATTGGCTAACCTCGCATTGCACAATTATGTGCAGCAAAGCGGGGTAATTATAAGCAGCAGCGGCATTACACTGGCTACGGATAGGGAAAAACAGGCCTACCAATGGCAGCAGATTAAGCTTGAGCAGAGCATCATCAATATTGCTTACTACAGCCTTGATACCCTGATTGGGTACATGTTTGCGCATCTGGAAGATTTTCCCACATGGAAGGATACGAGTGAGTATTACACCAGCAGGAACTTTTTTATTAATACGGCTCAGGAGTTTCAGAAGTGGGCCAACATTAGGAACAATTACCGCACCCTGGTGGCGCTGCGCCCCTTTATGCGCAATGTGGAGCACACGTATTTAAAAAATGTGCTTGGCGATGCCCTTTTTGCTGAGATAAAGCGGCAGATTTTGACCACCGGTGCGCCAGAAGCGGGCAGCTTGCGCTTTTATATTGATGAAAGTGGCGAGCTTGTGGTTGAAAGTGAGGATGGCCAAGAGTTTAATATTGGCGCAAATGGGCAGTTGTACCTGACGTATGTAAACATGACGCCTGAGGTTAAAACCCTTTTGGCCGATTACATACAGCCTGCGGTTGCGCACTTGGCTATTGCTAGGGCAATACAAGAGCTAAACTTTGTTATTACTGCGGATGGTGCTTTTATGCATGGCATGGTTGCGCAAAGTGCGGCCAACATCGCGGAGCAGAAAGGCCCAGACCAGGCACAGAAGGATGGCTTTAGCCGGTTGCACAGGCAAGAGGGCGAAGAGTGGTTGAAGAAGCTAACCGATTACCTGAATGCCAACGCCACAGCAGAGATTTATCCGGAATATTTTACTAGTGCATTGTACCAAGACCCTGCAACGGTAAGCACTACCGGCTACACGGTTGATGAAACCCTTAAAATTTACTACTGATGAACTTTTTGGAGATAACAATAATGTGTTTAGCGCTTACTGCTGCCTTTTGGGTGGTGGTTAAAGCCATTAAAACGGTGAAAAGCCGCAAGGCGAATGAAGAAGCGGAGCTGTTGCTGCGCCAATACTTGCGCGAATTGAGAAGGAAGCACCCCAAGTGGAGTGACCGAATGCTTACGAAGCATGCAACCAGAGAGTTTAAATACATCTATAACCAAAAACTGGCCAAACAAAAATGAGCGAAGAGACACAAGAAAGGGTTGAAAACGGGATACAGCGGTATTTCTTCCCGATACTGATGAGTGTATTGGGATTTATACTAACGATAACCACGTACAGTATTAGCGCCAGCCTCAGTAAAATTGAGGAGGAAATGCAGGTGATTAAGATGGAGGGCAGGGATAGCGTGAAGGATATACAACTGATAAACTACCGCCTGCAGAGTATAGAAAGTGACCTGAAGGATATAAAAAAAAGCCAAGAGGATAGTATTTAATACCTAGTTGCAGCTTTATTGCCTACAAAAAATGAAAGCTTTAAAAGGGTTGTTTCAGAATGAAGATGGCACAGTGAGCACCAGTAAAGTGAGTGCTTACCTTGGTGTTGCTATTATTCTGCACATTTGGATTGACACCCGATATATTGGCTTGCAGTACGAGGTTGGTTTGCTTGAGTTTTGGTTGGAGATTATAATTATTGCCCTTGGTTTGCGTGGTGTGGATAGGTTTAGCCGGTATGGCTTGAGCAATTTGGGCACGCTGGCAGGGGTTAAGAAGAAAGGTGCTGAGAGCGAAGTTGATAAAGTTGATAAGGTTGACAAAGTTGATAAGGCTGGGCGCGTAACTGCGCCTGAGCCAAAAAGGTTGACACCTACAGGAAAAAGGTTGACACCTGCACCTGGTAACACAGCAACTCCTTCAGGAAACTTTCAGTTATCAGAATTTGACAGTGGTGATGGCGCGCGGATGCCTGCTAATGTTAGGCGCAATGTGTTGCTGGTTATTGAGCAGCTTGAGGTTATACGGGCAGCGCTGGGCGGCAAGCCTATTGAAATAAGCAGCGGCTACCGTAGCAAGGCGCATAATTTGGCGGTTGATGGCAAGCCAAATAGCTACCATTTAACAGGGCAAGCTGCGGACATTAAGGTGAAGGGCCTCAAGCCTAGCACCGTTGCCAAAACTATTAAGAAGTTGATGGATGAAGGCAAGATTATACCCGGTGGGTTAAAAGCGTATGAAACATTTACGCATTATGATATACGGGGCGAATACATGACATGGTAAAGCTATGATGCACGTAATAGAAATGACGCATGAAGAGAAAGTGGCTATGTACATGAAATGCAACAAGGCTGAGCTCATTAAAATGCTGATTGAAAGCAACAGGCAACTTGCTGATGCGATTAAGCCGCGCGTAGAATACCCTGTTTTAGGACCAAAAAGAACATGGTAAAGCTGAAAGAAATATTTACTGATGCCCGCAAACGTGATTTTTACGCGCGGTGGGCGGTTAGGCTGCTCATCCTTATTGGTGTGGTGTATTTGGCGCTGCTTAAAGATACCAGCCAGAAAACGGTTTTTGTGGAGCCTAGTGCCAACCATACTAGGATTATTGTGCTGGATCACATTATAAATGAAGGGCTTAAAACGGATAGTATTATAAAAACTGAGTACTATGAAATACCTGATTACCGTGGTGCTACTGCTGATAGCCTTGAGCGGCTCATCACAGACCGCTACAAAAAATGATAGTGTTTGCTTTAGTGTAGAAACTGCTGCAAAAATTATGGCTGACCTTGACCGGTTAGAAATTTGCCTGAAAGAGGCGGATAATTTAAACCGCGTGGTGGTGCCTGCCCTTAAAGAAGGTTTAATGATTGCCCACATGGAGCTTGAAGGGGCTGAGCTTGAAATTGAAGATTTAACCGCGGCCCTGAATGATAGTGAGGCCAAGGTAAAGTGGCTGAAAGGCAAGCGCCTGTGGTGGGGTGTTGGCGGTGTTGCGGTTGGTGCCCTCGCTTATAGCATACTGGCTAAATGAAGTACGTACTACTTATACTTTTTACTGCCCTGGTGTTTGGTAGGCCTGTTGCTGATCAGCATAAAAAAGCCATTGCGGATAAGGTTGCGAAGCACCTTAGCGTTGAAGCGGACGATATGGTTTATGCTGCTGCCAGTGGTGCTTTGCTTGATAAGCATGTGGTGATGCACGATTTTTATCTGTTTACGGTGGCAGAGGTGCACGGGCAAGTGCTAAGTGTTGGCGCGCTGCGGCTGGTGTATGTGCGCACAGAAATTTTAACTCTTAAATTATTGATGCTATGATGAAGTTATTTGCTTTGATACCGCTATTGTGCTCTGCTTTTGTGCTGCACCGCGTTTGGTTTACCGGCCGGAAGATTAGCACTGGCGGCAAGCTGCTGTGGAGTGTGGCCGCTGTGCTGTTTAATTTTTTAACGCTGATAGCGTTTTTGATTAGCAACCCAGGCAAAGACTAACTTATAAGGGGGTGGTGTAATGGCAACACAGGGCTGCTCTGGCGGCTTGCATCCGGGTTGGAATCCCGGCCCCCTTTCTCCTTAAAACCCGTGCTTTTTATTTTCATCCGGCAGGCGCCAGTAAATTTGCTGCATAAGGTTTAGCAGCTCAAGCTTTTTACCAAAACTTAGTTTGCCATCTGCAAAGCGGGTGGTGTAGTTGTGCCACGCTTTTGGCGTAAGCTTGAGGCGTTTGCGGGCGTTGCGCGTTTTAAATGCGAGGGCTAGAACCTTATCACAATCTTTTTCTTGTATCATAGTGTAAAGCTACTCAATTTGAGGCGGTTTTATTTGATGGGCATTTGATTTTGGCTGTCCTTTATTGTGCGCATGGTTGCCCGCACATTTGGGACTATGAATAAGCTGACCGTACCGTATAAGGGCAAATTTGTGCGCTTCGATTTTGCGAGCGATTGGAGTGAGGTGCCAGCAAGGGCTTTGCCCTGGCTTGGCAAAAACTTGTGGCCCATGGCAGTAACCTACAGGCATTTGCTGCAATGCATTGCTGAAAACAAGTATTTAGAGACCATTAAGGTTGATACTGACCTGCAAACCGGACGGATTGCGGTGCTAAAACAGCTTTGCGGCATTGGTTGGTGGCCATTTAGCAGGCGCAACCGCGCCTTTTATAGCCTAGAAGCGGATGAAGTTGCTGATGTTTTGCAGCACATCAACTTTGTTTTTAAGCGGATTGACGTAAAACAGCCCTTTGATGAGTTTGATTTTTTGGGTTACACGTATTACGGCCCTAAAGAAAAGCTGGCCAATTTGAGCGGTGCAGAGTTTCACTTTGCAGAAATAGCCTTTACCAAGGCGCTGCAGGGTGATGAGCATGCTGTGGCAGAGCTGGCTGCCATACTTTACCGCCCGCGGGGCAAGGGCCAGAAGCATGACCCCAACAATTTTGCCTTTACCGGTGATGTGCGAGAACCGTTTAACCGGTTTAGCCTGGATAAACGCGCGAAGCATTTTTTAGCCTTAAGTGATAAGAAGAAGTACCCCATTTTGCTGTGGTTTGCCGGTTGCCGCGCGGCCATTATTGAGAATTATCCGGAGATATTTAGCAAAGGCACCGCAGAGGGCAATGGCAATGGGTGGATGGACATTTTTAGAGCATTGGCCAAGGAGCCTCTGCATTTTGAAGCGATTGCAGAAAAGCACCTGAGCTTTCTGCTTTGGGAGTTAACCAAGATTGACCAAGATGCCAGGCGTGCAGAGCTGGCCAAACTAAATAAGCAATGACGTACAGCCAACTTGTAACCTACTTTGAAGCTGTGGCCGAAAACCACAAGCTGATAAAACACAGCCCAACGGCCAAGCGCTTTTTTGGTATTGATTTAAGCGACCTGATAAATAGCTTAAAGGATATCGGCAGCACCCCATGCATTGGGCTTGAGCGCCCTTTTTACAGCACAGGTGGCCAACATGCCAACGTGCGGCTGATAAAGAACGGTGCCATCATGATTTTTGACCGCAATAATGACCCATTTGATTTTGCAGGGCTTGAGGCGGTTTATGATAAATGCTACACCATTGCCCAAGACATTATTGCCAAGATGATTAAGGATGCAAAGAGCTACGATGAGGATGCTGCTGACTACGTTTTGCCCGGCCTTAACCCGAGTACTTTTAACATAGAGCCGATGCCGCAAGGGTATGCTGATGGCGGTTTGGCAGGCGTGCGCCTAAGCTTTCAGTTTGATGAGGCGCAGGAGTTGTTTGATGTGGCTAAGTGGGATGATGAAGATGACTTTGAGGTATGAGTGGGCAATTAACTCCAGAAGAAATAAAGCACCTGAACACTTTTTTGCAGAAGTGGGCCAGCAATACCAGGCGTGGGTTGGTTAGCCAAAACAAAGGCACGGTTACGGCCACTTTGCGCAATGTGAACAAATACCGCTTTGGGCTGATGGAGGCTATTGGTTTTAAATTCCCCAGGCATGGGGTGTTTGTAGAGATGGGTGTTTTTGGCGGCCTGACCAAAAAACAAGCTATTGCCCAGGGCAAACTTCGTCCACAGCCTTGGTTTAACCCTGTAATTGAAAGCAGAATGCCTGATTTGATTGATGGTTTGGCTGAAAAGACCGGTGATTTAGTGATTAACGCGCAACGCATCCTGATAAAAAATACCTGATGGGCACGAGAGTAGAAAATATACGGACCAATGTTTACATTAATGATGTAACTGCTGGTAAGAATTTGCGCGAAATGAGCAACGAGAGCCGCAAGTTGCGCAATGAAATTGCCCTGCTTACACCAGGCACGCAGGCGTTTATTGAAAAAACGAAGCAGTTGCAGGCGGTTGAGGCGCGTGTGCGCGGTGTGCGCAATGAAATTAACGGCACCAATAACGCTTGGGGCAAGGCTGCCAACGGTTTTAATAAGTACGCGGCCATGGCTACAGCGGCCACCGCTGCTCTGGCTGGTTTTGCCATTGGTATTGTTAGCGTGATAAAGCGCAATGCAGAGCTGAGTGATAGCATGGCGGACGTGATGAAAACCACCGGCATGACGGAGAAAGAGGTGAACGAGCTGAGCGCATCTCTGCAAAAACTAAACACCCGCACCAGCCGCAAAGAGTTGCTTGGCTTGGCTGAGGAGGCAGGGCGTTTGGGCATGACCAGCAAAAAGGATGTGCTTGAGTTTGTAAAAGCGGCTAACCAAATAAAGGTTGCCCTTGGCGATGATTTGGGCGGTGAAGAAGCGCTGCGCGAAGTGGGTAAGCTAACCCAGCAGTTTAAGATTGGTGAAAATGCGGGTGTTGGATTTGAAGAAGCTATGCTAAAACTGGGCAGCGCCATTAATACCGTGGCGGCCAGTGGTGCCAACCAAGCCAGCTTTCAGGTTGACTTTATGAAGCGGTTAAGTGGTGTAAGCCAACAGGCTGGTTTTACTGCGGATCAGGTTATAGGTTTAGCCGCTGCGCTGGATGAGGCGGGGCAAAGTGCAGAGATTAGCGGCACTACACTGAATCAGGTTATCACCAATATGTTTGATGATACGGCAACCTATGCCAAGGTGGCCAATATGGAGATTGGCGATTTTACAAAACTCCTCAATACCGATGCCAACGCGGCCTTTATGAATGTGCTGAAAGGCCTGAAAGGCAATAATGATGGCTATGGCGTGATGGTGGAGAAGTTGCAGCAGCTCGATATTGATGGCACACGCGGCATTGCTGTGCTGGCCAGCATGGCGGAGAATATTGGCAATATAGAGGCCAAGCAGAGCATTGCCAATAAGGCAATGGCGGAAGGCACAAGTATTACGCAGGAGTACAACACCAAAAACGAAAACCTTGCGGCTGGTTGGGAGCGTTTGCAGCGCGCAATGCTTGGCGCGTTTGCCAATAGTACTATTACGGATGGATTGGCCAACATTGTGCACTGGCTAAATAAAATGATTGAGGTGCCGGTTAGCGAAACGATGGAAGAGGAGCGTATGAGCATGCGCATGTTAGAGTTGCAGATTTATGACACCAATTTGCCGCAAGAGCAGCGGGTGAAACTTATTGAGGAGCTGAAAAATATGTATCCGCAGTATTTAAGCCATATAAATGCTGACACGATTAGCAACAGCCAGTTGCGCCTTGAGATTGAAAAGGTGAATGAGCAGTTGGTTAATAAGATTGTGCTGCAAAAAGAAGATGAGCAGGTGCAAGAACAGATTGAGCACATCGCCAAAAAGAAAATGCGCTTTTTGCAGGCAGAAGAAGAAGTGCTGCGCAAGATTGTTAAGCTTACTGAGGAGAATAACAAGGAGAATGAGAAGCAGGTGCGCATACCCACGTTAGGCAGCACTGAGTTTAAAGCCTTGAGTGTGTTAGAGCAGTTGCGCGAAATACGCGGAGAGAGCAGTTACCGCGATGAAGTGGTGCGCCTGAGCACCAGCATTGCGCAGTTGCAAGATGCTGAGGATATATATAATGGTAGCCTGGAAGTGGGCAACCGGTTGCGGAAAGAGCGCGAAGAACTTGCCAAGAAACTTGGTTTAGATGCGGTTGGCACCCCTGCCCCTGCCCCAACTGGCGGCAGCGGAATACCTGAAGGCACCACCAAAGAAGAAGGCGGCTTTTTGTGGATGTTTAGCGGTGGCACATGGATGAAGATTATCGCTACTGGTGGCGGTGCCGGTGATGAGGATGCTGTTAGCAAGCGTAGGAGTTTGGATGAGCAAATTGCGCAGCTGCACATACAGCGCATACAAGATGAGCAAGCCCGCGAAGAGGCAGCGCTGCAGGCGCGCTACACCAAGATTTTAGAAAATGAGGCGCTTACCAACGAGCAGAAGAAGATGCTTGAGGAAATTTATCAGCAAGACCTCAGTAACTTAAAGCTGAAATGGCAGCAAACTAATACGGAGCAAGGCCTTGAGGATAATTTAACTCTTGGCTTGATTGAACTTGAAACCAGTTTGCAGCAGGAGCTTATTACGCAAGAGCAGTATAATTTGCAAAAATTAGAGCTTGAGGCGGCCCACTTGGCCAGTATGCTGGCTGTAAAGCAGCAGTTTGGTGAGGATACGTTGGCGCTGGAGAAGGATATTGCAGAAAAGTACACGCAGATTTACAACGAGAAAAACAGGCAAATTACCCAGGTTAATAAGGCGGTTGTAAAGAGTGATGATGTTGTAAAAGATGCCAAGATTGAAGGTTTACAGCAGTTGGCCGGAGCCATGACCACGTATGTGGATAGAAGCAGCGGCCTCTTTAAAACGTTGTTTGTGGCAGAGAAGGCTGCGGCCATTAGCCAGATTATTGTAAACCTGCAAAAAGAAATTGCAGGGCTAAGCGCTGCCAATGCCGGGTTAGGTGTTGCGGGCATACCCATAACCGCTGCCCAAATTGTGGCGGCCAAAATTAGAAGTGGTATTGGTGTGGCCACGGTTGCTGCCCAAAGCATTGGCGGCCTGAAAAAATACGCAGCTGGCGGATATACCGGTTTTGGTTTTGGTGCGGCAGATAGCACAGGCTTTAAACCTGCCGGCATTGTGCATGATGGCGAGTATGTTGTGCCCAAATGGATGATGCAGGATGGTTATGTGGCCAATGTTGTGGGTATGCTGGAGAACATCCGCAGCCAAAAAAATGGGTTTGCTATGGGCGGCCCAACCAGTACGGTGGTGGAGAAGCATAGCAGCGTAACCAATACCACCATTAACCAGGAGAAGGTTGAAATGCTGCTGGCCATGATTGCTGATAAGCTGGATAGGCCCAGTGTGGCGGTGCTTCCGGATGCCACGGTTAGGGATATTGCCGATAGGCAGGCAAAGGATAGTGTGATTACGAACAGAAGTAAATTAAATTAAGCCATGGCAATAAGCGTTTTGCAAGAGCCTAGCACGTGGACCCTCGCTGATGGGCGGGCGTTTTATGAGTTAAGCAGTAACAATCAATTTAGTAATGCGGGTGTTGCGCATGTGTTTGACATAACTTTTAGTGCTATACCGGCTGCGGATGCGGATATGGCGTTTAGTTATGGTGCGGGGGCTGTGTTGATGCCTTTTATTTTTAAAAACAGCCCTGACAGTAGTGGTTTGCAACTGCCAAGAATTGGTGGCACGGTGCAGAATTTTGTTGATTTTCAGCTACTGCCTGCCCTTGAGGCCAATGCGCAGCTTTATGGTGATTTTACGATGGCCAGCATTACGGGTGGTGTGCGCTTTACGGCACGGCAAAAAGGCACGTATTACAGCACCACAACGGTAATTTTTGGCAGCGGCATTACGCGCACCACGGTTGCGGGTGGCGTTAATGTGGTTGAGCGCGATAATTTTGAACTGCTTGGCGTGGTTGATGTGGTTGCTGATGGCGATGCATACACGTATGAGGTTAGCGCGTATCCGTTTGGCGGGGCGGTGTTCATGCACCTAAATAAAATACTGCGCGGTTTTTATAACCGGCTGGCAAAGCCTGATTTTGTGCTGCTGGCATGCGCTGATGTTAGCGCTGCGGTGGTGCAGTTTAGGTGCCGTTGGGCGGAGCGTTTTGGCGTGCCGGCTGTAGCGCAAAAGCTGATTACGGATAACTGGCACTATGCATTGCCGGGCGGTGCGGCTAAGGCGGCTAGTGCCCAAAATGAAATGATGACCTATGTAAACAGTAAGCTTTTTTTAACGCGGATGCGCAGCCAGCGCGTGCGCACAGAGGCTAAAATGGTGCTTACGTATTGGCATACCAGTATAGAAACTACGTATAATGTGCGCTTTGATGGTATTAAAACGGATGGCACTGCGGTTAGCGCGGTGCCTATTGTTAAAACTAGCGTTGCCCGCCACAGCTTGTGGTGCATAGATTGCAGTGTGGCCACGGTGGCTACAGCCTTTGGGCTTGCGGCTGATGATTTGGTTAGCTATAGTGTGGTGATTATTAATACCAGCTTTCCGGGTAATTATTTATCTGAGTTTTATCATTTTACGCTGGAGGATGGCGCGGCACGGGATTACATGCAGCTGCTCTTTCAAAATAGTTTTGGGGTGTATGAGTTTTTTGAGTTGCGCGGTATGATAAGCAAAGAAACCAGCGCCAAGGTTGAGCGGGTTACGCTGCTGAAGAATAACCCCGCGCGTGATGAGCCGGTTAACTTTACGTTGAATCAGCAGAGCTTAGATAGCTGGAAGGTGAGCACGGGATTTTTAAGCAGAGCAGAAGTGGAGCAGCTTAAAGAGGTGCTTCGCAGCCCTGATGTGTATATGCTTACCACCACGCACCACATGCCTGTTAGCATTGTTGGCCACAGCAAAGATTTGTGGGATACAGATAGCGGCACCTTAAACGGTATGGAATTGACATTAACCCAGGAGCAACCCGACCAATACGCATGATAGCACTTGCTGTAAATAATACGATGCTGGATGTTGGCGCAGGTTTGCGCATATCTATGCAAGAGGCTTTTGCCTTTGATGAGTTTTTGAGCATACCGGGTGAGCACAGTTGGCGGTTTAGCTTGCCAAAAACACCGGGCAACAGGCGGGCTTTCGGCTTTGCGGATGTGCCCGAGGTGGTTTGGGACCCTGCCACGAGTTACGGGTGCAGTATTTATGTGGATGGACGGGTTTTTAAGAGTGGTCGGCTTTATATAGAAGGTGATACTGATCTGGCCTTTGAGGTGTACTTTGTGGGTACGGTTGGCGCTTTGAAAGAAAAAATAAAGGGCGCCAAGATTAATGAAATGGCGGCTTGGCCGGAGCTTAGTGGCATAAGCAATATGTTTGATTATGCTGATGCCGAAGTGAGCAATGCTACTGCCCTACTCACTTTTGCAGAGGTTAGTATGCCCAATGGAGATTTCCCCATGACGTTTATAAACGTAACGGATAGCCAGCGCACGGTTACGGGCAACTGGGAGGGCTTTGACCGCACGGGTATAAACCCGATGTGCCCCTTTGTATTTGTGCGGACGTTTTGGAGTGTGCTCAAAAATGAGTACGACTTGAAAATTGACAGCGATTTTCTGGATGATGCGGAGATTGATAGCCTCATCTTTTTTAATCTGCGGCCATTGAATTTGGTAAATGCCAGCGGTGAGTACACGCAAACCTTCCCTGCAGGGATAAAATTAAAAGAGCATGTGCCAGATATGGCTGTGGAGGAGTTTTTGACCAGCTTTAGCAAGCTGTTTAATTTGCTGGTGTTGTTTGATGCGCCTACCAATACGCTGCGCATTGTGCCACGGAGCAGCTTATTTAATTTGCCAAGGGTGGTGTTGAATGAGCGTGTGGAGCGCTACCAAACAGTGTTTGAGCAGTACAAAACATACAGCTTGCGGTATGTTTTTGATGAGGAGGAATTGAGCGCAACCCCAGATTGGGCGGGCACATTGGAGGGCATAAACGGCACGGCTGATAGTGAGGTGGTTGAGAGCCAAATTGCTACGCTGCCTATGTGGGACCGTGATAATGATGGCGAGTGGCACATACCGGTGACCATTAACCGGCTGGGCGATAATCCGGGCGTGCGGTTGCTTTTTTACCGCGGGCTGCAAAACACGTACACGCTTAATCCGGCCTGGGGGCCGATGCCTTTGGCCACTAGTGATAACCGATACACTACGGGTTTTAATTATGCTTTAACGTGGAAGGATGCCGCTGGGCTTTATGCGCAATGGTGGCAGCCGTGGTTGGATGTTACGCTACGCGGGCGCACGCTGCGGGTGTGGATGTGGTTGACTAGCGCGGAGCTCGCGGAGTTTAATCCACTAAGTGTGTGGGTGATTGACGGGTGGCGGTGCTTTGTGAAGAAGCTGAGTTACGAAATTTCAGAAAATAGAACATTGGTAGAGGCGGAGGTTTTGAAGATTTGATAGCTTTGAGGCTATGAAAAAAGCCACAACACTACTGCTCTGCCTCGCCTTTATGGCGGTTGGCGCACAAAACATCAGATTAACAGTTGGCCCAAATTGGGCATTGCCAGATTTTAAGGCAGGAGATACGCGGAGCTTTACGCCTGGCGTTTCTGTTTTTGTGCGTGGCGAGATTGGTTTGAGTGAGAATTTTACGTTTGGGCCAGTGGCTTTTTACCAATACAGCAATCAGGTTTTTGAGGGCATTGCCCATTTTGAAAACTTTGGCGGCCTTGGCATGAATACCACGTTTGCAAAAAACGGTTGGCGCACCGGTTTAGATGCTGCCCTTAGCTTTTGGGCTAGTGGGTTGCCTTCTGATTTGCCTAAATTGATGACAATGTTGATGGGCCGATTGCCATAATCGGGTGGCGGTTCGTTGATTGCGAAACTTTCTTTCGCTTCATCTGCGAATATGGCGATGCCTAAACGCTCTTGAATGAGCTCTAACTCTTGTATGCTAAAGTTATCCTTCTTAAGCCGGTTCTCCATGTTTTTAGGGGCAAAATCGAGCCTGCGCGCCATTTCAGCGATGCTCAGCTCGTGCTGCTCCATGTAGTTCTTGATTTTTTCTAAGGCTTTGGTCATGATAGAAATTTACACCGCTTTTTGCTTTGATTATCAAATTGTTACGTAATTATTTTACCCTTTTTGCCGGTTGATGCGAAATATTCTTTCGTAAATCCTTGCGTATGCGAAAATTTATTTCGTGATTTGTCAACGGATTTGAAACAAATATTCAACTGATTTTAAACAAAGGCAATACTAGATTTCTGTAACGATGACAAACGAGAAGGTGAAAAACGAACTGATTGAGGCTATTAATAAACTGATGCCGGCCAATAAAGTGGCGGCTGAAATAGCTGCGCGCAGCGGATATGCTCGCCAATACGTGTATCAGTGGATTAATACTGATTTGATACATGCCGAAATTCAGAAGCAGGCGATGGAGTTGCTTACGGATTTGCGCGCTGAGGCGAGTGCCCAACTTGAAACCATTAAAAACCCTTAACCATGCAACAGCTTCTGCCCCCCGGATTGATTGATAATAGCATTGAGCTATTTACCACGCCTGAGGGTGTGTTGATGGCGATTTACCAAGGTAGCGCGGTGCCTTTTACGGATGTGCCTGCTACGGTGAAGGCGTTTTTGCGCGATGAGATGCTGGCTAATGAGGATGTGATGGCGCAATTTGAAAAGATTGGTGTTGCGCTGGAGGATGACCAGGTGTATGTATATGCCAAGTGCCTTTATGGTGGCTATAACCATGAGGCTGACTTTGATGGCTACGCCCTAGGCGCGCATGATAACCATGCCTGTGGTGGCGAGTGCCAGTGTGTGCTGAAGCAGGTGGTTAAGCATGTTATGCCGGTGGCCAATGGCTACCTCACGGCCCGCGAAATGGATGTGGTGCGCCTTATTGCTGCCAACTTTAGCGGTAAGCAGATTGCTGATGTGCTTGAGATTACGGAGCACACGGTGGATAAACACAAGCAAAATATTTTTAGAAAAACTGGGCTAACCACCAACGTGGATGTTGCTGTGTGGGCCTTTAATAACCATTTGTTATGAGTGATTTAATCAGTGTTACGCCATTAACCGCGGAGCGTGTTAGGTTGGTGATGAAGTTTGGTTTGGGCAAGGTGACTACCATCAACCTAAAAAAGCAAATGCTGCCCAGCTTTATTAATAACAGCATAAAGAGCCGATTGAGCTATTATGTGAACCACCGCGAGCAGGTGCTTACCAAGTATGGCGGGCACATGACTACCGCCAAGGCGGCTGCCTTGTACAAATTAAAGCTGATGCTTAGCACCCAAGAGCGTTGGACGATGCTTGCCACGGCCCGCCAAATTATGGCCTACAAGCCTGAGCTTATAAGCATTATGCCGGGCGCTAGCAGCAAATATTTTACCAGCAACAGCGCGCTGTTGCATGACTTAGTGTATTGGGCCGAGACTACTGTAATTGAACATGAAGCGCACTATGGCAACTGCAATTAATATTGATCTGAACAACGCGGCCAAGGCAAATGCACGGGCTGAATATGTGCGCCTTGAGCTTATGGCTAATGAGGCGATGTGGGATAAGCAAATACCTGATGAGGCAAAGCCCCACGTGTTGGCCTACCTAAACCGCAAAAAAGCGATGGCCGGTGAGTTGATGAATAACGGTGTATTGCTTTAGCGATGGGCAAGCATTTGAAAAACGGCCTTTGCACGGTGTGCGGCAACGTAGCCGAAATACGGCACCCGTACAACAACGGCACATGGCTGTGCAATTACCACTTTGCCCAATACACGGCCAATTTGCGGGGCAGCCGCCCAACCGTGCAAGACCAACTGCCGCGTGTACCCACAGACCCGTTTTTACGTGCCATACATGACATTAACCAAGAGCCTCTAGCCTTTACGCAGCGGCTTGCAAAAGTGCTTTTAACCCTAAACCCCAACGAATATGCAACGCCCTAACCACATTGATAAGCAGTTTGCTTTTAACCTAGCCCTTTGGGCATTTTTTGGCCTGATGGCCGCCATTGGCTTATGCACAACCGCGTATTGGTTGCTGTGGCTGGCCAAAGATTTACACCTGCTAGAGTAACCCATTGCCTTTTTAAGGCACCTACTAAAGCCCCAATGCTGCCAGGGGTTGATTTGGCGGCACTTATACAAAAACCCAATTTTTATGCAAAACGCAATCTTTTTAAACAATCCGTTGCAAACCTACCTGGTAAAACAGGCCGTTGCCAACGAGATTAAGCGCTACAAAGCCAAAGGCTTTAGAGACAGTGATTTTGAAGTGGTGCAGCTACGTGGTGCCCTGCCACAGCTCAAAGAGCTAAACGGTGTGCCGGTAGATGAAGCAGAAAAGGAGGCCACCAATGGCTAAAGAGCGCCCCATCATCTTCAGCACCCCAATGGTGCAAGCCATACTGCAAGGCAGAAAAACGCAAACCAGAAGGGTGGTAAAATTCCTTATGCCCAACGATGAATTTCAATCTCTCAACCAAGAAAAAAGTAAGGCGCATTTTTATGACACTGAGAATGATGACCATAGGTATTTAAACTGCCCGTATGGCCAGCCCGGAGATTTGCTTTGGGTGCGCGAAACGTGGGCGAAAAACGAACAGGATGGCGTAATTGATTTTCGTGCAGATTATGCAAGCCAAGAGCATTTTTACGGATGGAAACCTTCCATCCACATGCCAAAAGATGCTGCCCGGATTTGGCTAAAGCTTACGGAGGTAAGGGTTGAGCGGTTGCACGACATAAGCGAAATTGATGCTGCGCGCGAGGGCTTGCTAAACAGCACTATTGATGCTGACCGCACCGCAAAGCTTTGGTTTTATAACCTCTGGAAAAGCATTCATGGCCCCGGAAGCCTTGAAAAAAACCCTTGGGTTTGGGTGCTAAGCTTTGAAGTTGTAAGCACTTTAGGCAGAAAGGAGGCCACAAATGGCTAGTACCCTGGTTAAACCAAAAGAAACGCTCAATGAGTTTTTAGGCTTGTTTAAAACTGATCCCAACAACCCACATGACGTGCCTTACCTCAAAGCAAGGTATAATTGGGAGCACAACCTAGGCACTTGGCAAGAAGCTAATGAGCTATACGCAGGCACCAGCTTTCAACTAAAGCATGAGCCCAACTGGCCCAAGAGAAAGAAAGCCAAGCCATGATTACTCTAGATATAATAATGATTATAACCTTGAGTGTCCAGCTAATTGTTGCCTGTTTTTCCTTGGCTTATAATCTTAAAGAGCTAAAAAGAAATACTAAGATTTTGAAGGAATTACAGGATTTAACAACCAAGAAGCCATGACCCCGCACCTTCTCTACAACATCTCTTCGGATGTATGCAAATGCACAAACTGCGGCCAAAAACGCTTCCTGCCGGTTGCAAGCTTCACAGATGATTCTAAAGCCATACTAATCAGATTCGCCATCACCCACAAAAACTGCAAACCATGACACTAACCCCTGAACACTGGATTATACCCGTATCAATACTAGCTAGTGGAGTAACCTTTAGCATCATCATACTGGCTGATGGCATTGCAATGTGGCTTAATAGCCCTGACGAAGAGCACCCTACTGATGAACATGATAATAATTAAGAAAATGGAAAGAACTGAAATCCAAAACAGAATTGAAGAAGCTTTAATGCTCTTGCCGGATAACCACCCACGCATTGTGATTGTGCAAATGGTTGCTGCATATAATAATGAGCGGGGATATAAAACCGCAACTAAAAGAGTAGGCAATACGGTGCGCATTACGTTGGTGGAGCCTGATATGCCAAACGACTTAGCTGAATGGGGCGAAGCTGTGGCAAAAGCGGAGGAGTATTTAGAGCTTATTCTTCCGGATATGCACTTTGAATTTACGCACCCGAACTTTTTTAAGGCATTACAGAGCAAGCTGGATTATCGCGGATTGTCAACCATAAGTTACCAATGAGCCAACCAGAAAACATTACCGCCTGCAATAACGCCACCTGCCCCATGCGCGAAAGGTGCCGCAGGTTTACAGGCCCTAACAAAGTGGGCAACGCCATTTACCAACCCAAGCGCAATAATGGCCAATGGGTGTGTGATCAGTATTGGTACAACGGCCAAAAATTTATTAAGTAATGATTACCCAACAAACCCTTGACCGTGTTTTTGAGGCGGCTAATGTGCTGGATGTTATACAGCCTTTTGTTGAGCTTAAAAAGAATGGCAGCACATGGAAGGGCCTCAGCCCTTTTGTGCAGGAGAAAACGGGTAGCTTTATGGTTAGCCCGAGCAAAAACATCTACAAATGTTTTAGCAGCGGCAAGGGTGGCAAGCCGGTTACTTTTTTAATGGATTACAAGGGCATGACTTACCCCGAGGCCATTACGCACTTGGCCAACCTGTACAACATACCGGTAGAGCATGATGCCAAGGCCCAAACCGCTGAAGAGGTTGACCACCTTACGCAGCTTGACTGCACTTTGCGGGCTGCCCACAGCCAATACCAAAAGGCGCTGCATGAGGCGCTGCCTGATAGTGTGCCGGTGCTTGAGCTTTACCGCAACCGCGGTTTGGTTAAGGATACGGTGCTGCAGTGGCAACTGGGCTGGGCGCCTGATGAGTGGCGCTACCTTACGGATAAGGTGTTGCCTGTGGGCCTCTTTGAGATTGCGCGCGAATTGGGCTTGTGCAACCACAAAAACGGCAATAATTATGATGTGTACCGGGGCAGGATTATCTTCCCGATACATGACCAGGCGGATAGGCTGATTGGTTTTGGTGGCCGCGATGTAACGGGTAAAGAGGGCATCCCAAAATATTTAAACAGCCCCGAAACGCGGCTTTACCATAAAGAGCGTGTGCTGTATGGCCTTAACCATGCCGCGCAGCACATACGCACGGGCGGTTTTGCTGTGGTGGTTGAGGGATATTTTGATGTGATAAGCTTGCACCAAGCGGGATGCCCCCAAGCTGTGGCCACGTGTGGTACGGCCTTAACGGATGCGCACCTCACTATTTTAAAGCGCTACACCAACCACCTTGTTTTTGGTTTTGATGGCGATGCCGCGGGGCAAAAGGCGCTTTACAAGGCTGTGGCCAGTGCTGTAAAGTTTGGCTTTAAGGTAGATGCCTTGGTGCTGCCCGCTGCTGAGGACCCTGATAGCCTTGCTCGGAATTGGGTGAAAGAGCATAAAACGGAGGGGGTTGATGAGATTGAGGAAGTAGCAATTAGTGAATAATAACTTAAAAAAAAATAAATGATTACGTTCAGAATTAATTACAAATTCAAAAATGGTACTACTTGTGATTTTACCATTTGTAAAGACAAAAACAACCCAATCGCAAAAGCAGAATGGAGTTGTGAACTCAACAAAAAAAACATGGCTCCGATAATTGACGAATATGTTTCAAAGTGCGTTCCGTTCGTCTATCAACAAATAGCTGATTTTATAGGAGGATCTATTCTTTGGGTTGATAAAAACACGGGGGAAATGAAGCTTTTTGAACCGTCAGTTGCGGTATATAATTAAACACGCCATAACTAATAAATAGAAAAAAGACATGGATAAATTAACTGAAAAGAAAATCAGGAAGGAAATTCAAATGCTTTGTGAAAAGCAGTTTAGAAAAGGATTCCATCAAGGATATCATGCTTGTAAAAACAACATGATGACCAAAACTCAGGTTGATAATTGGCGAGCAAAAGGCGTTCGTGAAAATTACACGAAAGTAGTTTTGCCGCACAACGGACAGAAAATGAGATCCATGGACGTCTTGGCATGGGAAATGGACATGCCAATTATGATGGAACTTATTTATTTTTTACATAATCAGAAGATCCCTGTATTCAAAGACCAACAATAAAAAAATCACTTTTAAAACTCCACCATATAAATGACCGCATTTACAGAGTACCTGTTCACGTATAAAGAGGATGGCATTTTGTGCCTCGCTAAAAATTTGTTTGCCAATGCTACGGATGCCCATGCGCGCCAAGATGCGCTTGATAAGGTGGTGGAGGTGCTGTATAGTGTGCCTGGCGATTTAATCCGCGATGAGTACACCAAGCAGGTGGCGGCCTTGATTAAGGTGCCCATTAAAAACATTAAGGCCAGCATGAAGCAAAAGCAGGAGCTTGATGTGGTGGTGGTTGATGATACTAGCAACGGCCTGAGGTGGCCTAGTGGTGCGGATAAGGATGAGTTTTTTAGGTGGGGCTTTTTTACCCTTACGGATGGTGAGAAAACCGGGTACTACTTCCAGAATGGCAATAGCGGTTTTCAGAGCGTGTGCAATTTCGTTTTGACGCCCATCTTCCACAAGTATGATCAGGATGATAATACCCGTGTGATTAAGATTGACAATGGTGTTAACGCACCAGAGGTGGTAGAAATGCCCAGCAGCGCCATGGTGAGTGTAGATCAGTTTAAAAAGTTTCTATTTGACAAGGGCACGTTTCTGTTTTTTGGCAACCAGCAGCAACTGCACAAAATACAACTGAGGTATTTGCAAGATTTCCCCAAGGCGTTTGAGTTGAAAACATTGGGATGGCAAACAGAGGGCTTTTTTGCCTGGTTTAACCACACCTTTAATGGCAAGCTTGAGCCTTATAATGAAGTTGGTTTGGTTGAGCATATCGGCAAGCACTTTTTTAGCCCGGCAGGCAGTACCATTTACGCGGGTTTTAGGTTGGAGGATGACATGTATGAAAATGACCGTTATCTGGCCTATGCGCCCAGCAGCATTACGTTTGAAACGTGGTGCAATAAAATGAAGTTGGCGTATGATGATCATGCGCTGAGTGGTGTGGGCTTTAGCCTGGTTAGCCTCTTTAAAGATTTGGTTTTTAAGGTAGATAACAACTGCCCCCACCTGTATTGCTACGGTGCCAGCCAGAGCGGCAAGAGCAAGTTTGCGGAGAGTATTACCAACCTCTTTTTTAAAGAATTACCCGCCTTTAACCTGAATAGCGGTACTGATTTTGCCTTTGCCAATAGGCTTGCCCGGTTTAAAAACTGCCCAGTTTTTTTGAATGAGTTTGATGATCAGGTGGTAAAAGATGAGTGGTTTCAGGCCATAAAAGGCGCCTATGATGGGGAGGGCCGAGAACGCGGCAAGGGTGGCAGCAAGCGCAAAACGGAGATTATGCGGGTAAACAGCGCTTTGATTTTGGTTGGACAGTATTTGTCCACAAAGGATGATAACAGCGTATTGAGCCGCAGCGTGATGCGGGTTTTTCATAAAAAAGAAAAGCGCAGCAAAGAGCAAAACGATGCGTATGACTTTTTGAAGCTGGCCGAAAAGGAAGGTTTGAGCGGCTGCCTTACGGAGCTGCTGCAGCACCGGCCAAAGTTGGAGCGCGAATATTACCCGCGTTTTAACGAAACGATGAAGGCCATGGCCAACACCATCCGCAATTTGGGCAAGAGCTATAATGAGCGGGTGCTGCGCAACTATGCCGCACTGGTTACACTGTATGAGTTTTTTAATGAGAGTGCCTTAACGCTGCCATGGAAGAGCGCGGCCTACCGCCAATGGGCGGTTGAAGAGGTGCTGATGATGAGCGCCATGATTAGCACCAATGATGTGCTTACGGACTGGTGGACTACGGTGGAGACCTTGTTTGGCGAGGGCTTGCTGCGCGAGGGCGAGCACTACAACATTAAAGATAAGCGCTTGCTGCGCATGACGGGTGATGATGGCGATTATGATCATGATTTGGGTGACACCAAAGAGGTGCTTTACCTGCGCCTTAAAAACGTGCAGCAGTTGTATGCACGCTTTAAGCGCAGCATGGGCATGGGCGCCATTGATTTAACCAGCTTAACCAGCTACTTGAAAAACCGCGCGTATTACCTCGGGTATATAAACAGCGAGCATTTTGTAAAAACGCGCAGCACGCAGGATGGCAACCTTGAGCACACGAGCATTAAGACGAGCGCCCACATTTTTGATTTTGAGGCGTTGGGCATTACGCTTAGCCGGAGCAAGAGCTTAGAAGCCGGGGCGGTTAGTGCGCCACTGGTGGTTGATGGTAAGGAGGATGATTTGCCTTTTTGATGAAAAAAAAAACTGTTTAGCCCTTGCCAAAAGATGAAAAACGCTCCCAACTCTCCCAACCTTCCCAACCTGACAGCTAACAAGCTAATAATGAATGAATTAATACTTTTTTTTTCTTTAAATACAAATAGTAAAAGTTGGGACGGGTTGGGAAGAGCGCCATAAAACGCCCAAAGTTGGGAGAGTTGGGAAGGTTGGGGCGGAAAAACGACCCCTTGGGCAAGTTTGAAATCACTAAAAAAAAATAGAAATGGCAGAAAATGACCTTGATCGGATTTGTACTGCGTGCGTAAACACTAAAAACAAAAGAGTTGCTTACATCAGCAAAAACAAAAAAGTTGCTTTGGTTGATGACACTAGCGTTTGTGGTTACGAAAAGCATGAGCTGCCGGTGCGCTGCCCTTATTGCGGCAGGACAAAGTTGCGTTTCTGGAAACCTATACTATAGCCATGGATGAAATACAAGAATTAGAATACGTTTTTACCAAACAACTGCGGAAGGCTTTGCGCAGCGACTTTGCGGATGGCAATGACGTGAAGCATAGCACGTATTATTTGCGCAGCCCGAACACGGGAAATTTTGAAGGCCCCTACATTTTATGGCCGGGGTATAGTGACCTGAAAAGGTTTGGCGGGTATTTGAAGGATGGGGTGGTTTATGTTGAGAATGAAAATTTAAAATCTAAGATTTAAAAGCGATGCGGATATACATCTCCGGAAAGATTACGGGCATAGAGCAAGAGGCCCTTGCCCTATTTGCCAAGGCAGAAGCTTTTTTAAAAGAGCAAGGCCACACCCCGGTAAACCCGATGGCCCTGCCCCACTTGCATGATAAAGAATGGCATAGCTACATGCGCGAGGATATTAAAGCGCTGTGCGCGTGTGATGCTATTTATATGCTACACAACTAGCAAGCCAGCAAAGGTGCCAGGCTAAAAACAATTTTATATTTACTCTTTAAAAACAAAAAAAAAATGAATCATTACGAGCCAACAGAATTAAATGCATCGCAACAAAACGAGATAAACGAGTTCTGGGATACCCTTAGAATACTCAGAGAAAAGCACGAAAAGACAGATAGCGGACCTAAGTTTTTTAAATTAATGGATAGAATCGATTCACTGAAATTCGATCAAAAAAAAATCCTTTTACTAGAATTAAGCGTATACACACGATGGACTGATAGGTTGAGAAGAATAAAGATTAGGCGTTATTACACCATATTGATTGAAATTCTGCCTAACAACCCAACCATGCAGCTTAAAATAATAAGGCGCGAAAATAGGCCAGACCCGTTCCAAGAATTCAGCTGCGTTTTTACAGACCAGGCAGGTCGGGAACACGTTGAGGGGTACGGAAAGGAAAGAAAAAAACTCGTTCTTTCCCAGGACGCGGCTTCGATCTTCCTTGAAGACGCCCAAAGTGCGGGTTATTATATATCAAAAACAAAATTCCTTAGACAAACAGCTTAATTTATGGAAGTAATCAATCGTGTTAAGAAAGTAATAGAGGCTGATGTTATTACCGACAGGTACAATCTGTGTGATAAATGCGATAACGTAATAACACAGCCGCGTTTTTATGATGTTTTTGAGTGCGTTGTTAAACGAATAACAGGATCAAACTACATAGAAGGAGGAAGCGGTGATATTGACAAAGTAGAACTCTGCGAAAAATGCGCAGAAGAATTATTTGAACTCCTCAAGAAGAACAGATACAGGATAGTTAAATCAGAATGGGAGTCAGAGGGTGAATTGCCCAAAATACCTGATTAATACAGAATGAAAAACAATTCACCACGTAAAACGCAGCCACACCATGAGCCAAAACATTACGTGGTTAAACCCCCAACCCCTCCAAAAAGCATGAAAATCTACATCTCCGGAAAAATAACCGGCATAGAGCAGCAAGCCCTCGCCCTATTTGCCAAGGCAGAAGCTTTTTTAAAAGAGCAAGGCCACACCCCTGTAAACCCGATAGCCTTGCCCCATTTGCATGATAAAGAATGGCACAGCTACATGCGCGAGGATATTAAAGCACTGTGTGAGTGTGATGCTATTTATATGCTACACAACTGGCTGGAAAGCAAAGGCGCTGTGTTAGAAGAATTAGTGGCCAGACAAATAGGATTGCAGGTGTTTTACCCGACAGAAGATCTTAAATTAAAAATTGACATCAAGATCGAGAGTGAGATATATAATGGCACGACAAAAACACAACATCTATTTAGAAAAGTGATACCTAATTTACAGCAACTATAACGGTTCGGGGCTTGTAGCAGTAGGGGATTAGATGCACTACTGTTCAATAACCCACCAAAGCTGATTGGAAGTACACAGCTCAATTAAAGCACTTCTGCCCCTATTGCTACAAACCCTTGTTAGCGGTTCGGGCTTGTTTTCACAAGGGTATAAAATTTTAAATAACAACAAAATGGGACTTATTAAAGAAACAATCAACCATCCAACTATTGATGATGTAGAAATCACAGTTGACGAACACGCAAAAGATGAAACTCGTGAGCCTTACGACATTGTAAGCCTTGACATTTCATTCAGTTCAATTAGCAACCCTGACGAATTAGTAGAGCTTGGCGAATGGCTTGTCAAAGAAGGTAAGCGAATTAAAAAGCAATACACTTCAACTGGTAAACTTCGGAAGGGTGTCGTTTTAGCCTGACCGCTAACGTGGTTGCGCTTGGCGCAGTGGCGGTTTTCGGAGCACGGAACTGTCAACATACCACAAAAGCCGATGCGAGGCACAAAGCTCAATTAAGCACTAAACCCGCCATTGAGCCAAACGCATGTTATCGGTTCGTGCTTCATTGTCAAACGAATAAAATTTAAACAAATGGAAAAAGTAAAATTATTATCAGTGTCGCCTAAAGGAAAGTTTTACCCTGAATTAATTGACACACGTTTCAGTATCTATTCACCTGTTACTGAAAAATTTCATCAACCAAATTATTACGGCAAATTCTCCGATGGCTCTGGTCATTGTGGTGGATTGTCATATTTTTTGGATTTTGAAATAGGTAAAAATGGTAGCCGCTTTTTTTCTGGAAACGGAATATCTATTGGCTACTTAGTCGAAAACCCAAACAAACTAATAATGCTTAGTTGCTCTGTTTGTGATGGAAAAAAATATGTCAAAACAAGGGAATATAATCCCGAAACGAAATTTGAAAAAGAACCTACAACCAATTTAGAATTTAAGATGATGGTTGAAGAGTTTTTAAATGAGATTGAGCTTGATTTCATTGATATGGAAATAGATTTTGCCCAGTCAATTAGCAGTCAAGGTGAACTTGTCGAAACGGCTAATCAAGATGATGACGATTTGCCGTTTTAGCATGACCGATAACTGAAAGCTAACAGGCGCGGCCTCAAGCCGTGCTAGTTAGCGTAAGTTATGGGCAGTGCGCCCTCAGCGCATTGCGTAATTTTTACTTTTGCATAGTCTTTAAATTCACTCATAATAGTTGCCCCGGCTGCCCTTACAGTCGGGGCTTTTTTTGTGTCCTTTAATGGGTTTGGGGGCGGTTGCACCTTGCGGGTATTAAAGCTGCATTGCAATGAGTGTTAATCTGGGCCAAGTTGCGGCCATCCTTTACGGCACCACCGCCCCTGCTAACACAAACGTGATTTGGGGCGAGACTACTACCAATGACCCGCTTACGTGGGACATCCTCAATTTTAGGCGTTACGATGCTGGCATTACCACGTGGGTGGTTATTGCCAGTGATGACCCTGATTGGCAAACCGCTAACTGGTAAACCTACCGATACAACATGAGCAAAATCAAATTTTATAAAGAAACAGCCCTGCCCGGATCACCGGTAGCGAACGCGCTATACCTGATTACCAAAACCATTAATGGTGTTGCAGCGGCTGAGTTTTATGTAACCAACAGCACGGGTGGTGCCGGTAGCGCTCGCCACGTAAGCACCCAAGCTTTGGTTGAAGCCATTATTGGCATTCAAAAAGGCGCCAATAGCGGCCTTGCCAGCCTTGATAGTGGCGGCAAGGTGCCCATATCGCAACTGCCCAGCGGTATTGGTATCGATTTTGAAGTTGTTGCAGACATTGGCGACCGCGATGCTTTAAGCCCGACTAAAAACATCCTTTGTTTGGTGCTAGATGCCACAGGCGATGGCACCGTGAGCAGCGGCAGCGCCCTATATGCCTATGAGTTTGCAGCCGCAACATGGCACAAGGTAAGCGAGTATGAGAGCCTAGACCTTTCTGGCCTCATGACCAGCTTTGGCATTAAAGTAGGCGCAGGCGCAACAGAAACCATTAGCCAGGGCGAAACCATAACCTTCGCGGCAGGCAGCGCTAACATCACGATAGTTAGATCTGGCAACACCTTAACGTTTGACGTTAGCGGTGGTGCAGCACACAGCCACACAAACCTCACACAGCTTAATAAAATTGGCGAGGATGGCGATGGCGACATCACTTACAACGCCAACGCTGTAATGAAATGGACAAGCACAGCTTGGTAACGTATGGGCAAGCTGCAGATACATCGCGCAACAGAAGGCAGTGTGCCCACCGGCACAACGCACACGGGTAAAGTGTACTTTACCAATGAGCGCAATCTCTATGTAATAGATAGTGCCGGCAACAAAATCAAGTTTAGCGATGTAATTTTTGAAACCAACGAGGCCGCCATAAGTGGCCTAAGCACCAAGTACCAAGGCAAAATATATGTGGCTATTGCCGAGGGCACCATGTGGTTTTGGACGGGCAGCGCACTTGCACAACTTGGCGCAAATAACCTTTATGCCCCCCGCCTGCAGCCTGTGCGCGCCTTTACAGCCGCCACGGTAACGCTACAGGTCAGCGATATCCACTCTTTAATGGCATTTACCAGCGCTACTAGCCAAGAGCTTGATCTGCCTGAAAATAGCAGCGTGCCTATACCCATTGGTTTTTATGCTGATGTTGCCCTGATAGGCAATGGTGGCGTAAGTATAGCGGGGTTGGGCAGCGTAACGGTGCTCGGGGCAACAACCCTGGCATTTCAATATGGCGTAGCACGAATTTTAAAAATAGATACTGATACATGGCTAATATCTGGCGATGTAGCATAACCCGAACCGCACAATGAGCAAAGTAAAATTTTATAGAGATGCTGAGGGGAATGTACCCACCGGCCTAGCCCATGCGGGCAA